TGGTGATGGCGTTATTAAGATAAAGTCCATGGAGCCAATAGAAGATGAAGTTATGTAACAGATGTGACAACTACTTTTCACCAAAAGTAAGTTATCAGATATATTGCAGCGAAAGTTGTAGAGATGAAGCAACTAAAGAAAAAATTGCTGAAAGATATCGTGTTACAAAAGTTCAAAAAAGAAAAAATAAAGACAGAAGATGTAGAAATTGTTCTGAAAAGTTGTCCTTATATTCAGAAGGACCATTGTGTTATTTCTGCAATATTGATCCAAAACTTGTTAGCAAGGCATTAAAAGAACTAAAAAGGTTGGGGGTGTTTGACTATGAACAAGATAAGTAGTCCAGAAAGAATTTGTGCTATTGATGCAAGCACTAACAGCCTTGCATATGCAACATTTCATGGGGGACACCTTAAAGAAGTTGGAAAAATAAACTTTGAAGGTAAAGATATATACGAAAAAGTTGTAGATGCTGGCAGAAAGTCAAGTGGCTTATTTGAACATATTATTAATGTAGATGCTATTGTTATTGAGCATACTGTATTTATGAATAGTCCAAAGACTGCTGCAGATCTAGCACTAGTTCAAGGCGCTCTTTTAGGTGCAGCAGGTAGTTCTGGAATTCGTACAATAGGAAAGGTTTCTCCAATAACGTGGCAAAACTATCTTGGTAATAAGAAGTTAAGTAAAGAAGAGCAACTGCTAATTAGATCTAAAAATCCAGGTAAATCAGTTTCTTGGTATAAAACATATGAAAGAAACTTCAGGAAAGAAAGAACAATAAAATTAATAGAGATTACATATAATAAATATATTAAAGATAATGATGTTGCAGATGCCTGTGGTATTGGTCATTGGGCCATAAATAATTGGGAAAAGGCTATCAATAAAAATGAATAATAAACAAATATTTAATGAGATATATCAAACTTCATATTGGGGATATAAAAGTGGAGAGGGTTCAATTCCAGCGAATGCTATTCCATGGATAAATACTGTAAATAAATTTATTGCTAAAGACGATGTTCATTCGGTTTTAGATTTAGGATGTGGTGATTGGAGATTAGGATCATCATACAATCTTTTAAATAAAAAATATTTAGGAGTAGATGCAAGTCAAATAATTATAGACGAGATAAGTCATTATGCTAATGATAGTATTTCTTTTATTTGTGAAGATATGGTAACGATGGACATCAATAATCACGATTTGATTATAATTAAAGATGTATTTCAACATTTGCCAAACAATGAAATACAGGAAATTATGAATAAAGTTTTCCAAAAATGTAAATATGCATTAATTTGTAATGATTTTTCAAATAATGCAAACAGGAACATTGGCACTGGTGGCTGGAGAGAGTTAGACCTTAACTCTGAACCATTTAACTATAATTTAGAGCAGGTATCAGATTGGCATGTTAATCTTGTTAGAGGTGGAAGTGTAAATAAGATGATCTTTCTCTATACTAATAATGACTACTACGTAAAGGTTGACAAATAACTCTATGGCTGGTAAACTATATAGTAATGAGACTTGGCTTCGTAAGAGATTTCTTATGGATAAAAAGTCTCCAGAAGAAATTGCAAAAGAGTGCGGGGCAAGCGTAGAGACCATCTATGTTTACCTTGCGAAATTCGGACTAAGGAAGTCAAGACGATGAGTAAAAGTAAAAAGATATTAGTTGCATTAGGTATTGCTGGAGCAGTTGGAATTACCTATGTTGTTACCGCTCTAAAGGGATTGCCAGAAGCATTTGACTGGGATGATGAAGATGAGCAATAATTTAAACATAACAGTTGATCAAGTCAACCATCCATCTCACTATACAACAGACCCTTCTGGGGTTGAGTGCATTCAAATTACTCGTCATCGTAATTTCAATATTGGAAATGCATTTAAATACCTATGGAGAGCAGGCCTTAAGGATGAATCTAAGACTATTCAGGACTTAGAAAAAGCAATATTTTATATTAAGGATGAGATTAATAGGCTAGAGGGTAAATACAATGTCTAGTGAAATAGATCTTATTAATCATATTGATGAAGTAAATAGGGTTGTTGGAGAATACCTTAAGGGTAATGATCCAACTAAAATATCAAAGCAGTTAAGCATTCCTAGAGTTAGAGTTGTTGCACATCTAGAAGAGTGGAAAGCAAGTGTATCTAATAATACAGCCATTCGTGCTCGTGCAAAAGATGCTTTGTCTGCAGCAGATGCACACTATAGTAAACTAATTAGTCAAGCATATGAAGTTATTGAAGATGCAAATACTACTGCGAATCTTCCTGCAAAAACAACGGCAATCAAATTAGTTATGGATATTGAGTCTAAGAGAATTGATATGCTACAGAAGGCTGGGCTTCTTGAAAATAAAGAACTTGCTGAAGAAATGGTAGAGATTGAGCGACGACAAGAAGTTCTTGTTGGAATCTTGCGTGATATTGCGACAACCCATCCAGAAGTTCGTGATTTAATTATGCAGAAACTTTCTCAAATATCAAAAGAAGGAGAAGTGATTACGGTTGTCCATGATGTTCAATGATTTCTTTGAAGCACTAAAAGAAAATCATTTTCAAGAAATTCCAGTAGATGCAAAAACTTTTGTTGAGTCTTCTGAATATCTTGGGCAACCTCCACTATCAAGCATTCAGTATGAAATTGTAGAGGCTATGAGCCAGATATATAAAAAAGAAGACTTGCAAGAAATATATGGTGGCCCAGAAGGACTTAGTTATTTTAATAAATATACAAAAAATGAAATTATCCTGCAACTTGGAAAGGGTAGCGGAAAAGACTTCGTATCTACAGTAGCCTGTGCGTATGTAGTGTATAAACTGCTATGCCTAAAGGATCCAGCAATCTATTATGGCAAACCTGCTGGAGATGCTATTGATATTATCAACGTGGCTATTAACGCTCAACAGGCTAAGAACGTTTTCTTTAAAGGTTTTAAAACTAAAATTGAAAAGTCGCCTTGGTTTGCTGGAAAATATAATGCAAAGGCTGACTCAGTTGAATTTGACAAAGCAGTTACAGTTTACTCTGGTCACTCAGAAAGAGAATCGCATGAAGGTTTGAACTTGTTTATGGCAGTACTTGATGAGATATCTGGTTTTGCTTCTGAAGTTGGAACTGGTAATGAGCAAGGGAAGACTGCTGATAATATTTATAAAGCATTCCGTGGTACTGTAGACTCTCGTTTCCCAGATCTTGGTAAGGTTGTTTTGCTTTCATTCCCTAGATACCAAGGAGACTTCATATCAAAACGTTATGAAGATGTTATTATGGAAAAAGATGTTGTCGAAAGAAGACATAAATTTATTATTAATGAAGACCTACCTCACGAAAATCCAGACAATCAATTTGAAATTGTTTGGGAAGAAGACAACATTGTTTCATACAAGTTTCCAAGAATTCTTGCCCTTAAGCGTCCAACTTGGGAAGTAAACCCTACTCGCAAGATTGATGATTTTAAGTTAGCATTTTATACTGACCTTGGCGATGCCATGATGCGCTTTTTGTGTACTCCAACATATTCATCGGATGCATTCTTTAAACAAAAAGATAAATTAGAAAAGTGCATGACACTAAGAAATCCTGTTGACAGTTTTAGAAGATTTTCTGAGTCATTTAAGCCAGATCCAGAAAAAGTTTATTATGTTCATGCTGACCTTGCACAAAAGCATGACAAGTGTGCAGTTGCTATTGCTCACGTAGATAAGTGGGTAAATATTCAAGTAATTAAAGATTATCAACAGGTTTCACCAGTTGTAATTGTAGATGCTGTTGCCTGGTGGGAACCTAAAACAGAAGGTCCCGTAAATCTTTCTGAGGTAAAGCAATGGATACAAAATTTAAGAAGAGAAGGATTTAACATAGGACTAGTAACCTTCGATAGATGGCAATCATTTGATATTCAGCAAGAACTTAAGTCTGTTGGTATAAGAACTGATACTGTTTCTGTTGGCAAAAAACACTATGAGGATCTTGCAATGATGATTTATGAAGAGCGTGTCGCAATGCCAATGATACCCTTGCTGCTAGAAGAAATGTCAGAATTAAAGATAATGAAAAATAATCGTGTGGACCATCCACGTAAAAAATCTAAGGACCTTGCAGATGCTGTATGTGGGGCAGTATTTGGTGCCATATCGCATACCTCAAGAGACTCTAATATGGAAATTGAGGTCCACACATGGTCAACCGCTTCACGACTTGCGGAAAAGAATAGTCGTATGGTAGAATTAGATAACAAGAAAATCCCTGAAGATGTCAAGGAATTTCTTGGAAATTACAATCTAATATAAAACAGAAAAGGATGAAAATGAATTCATTTAAGAAAGTATCGCTAATCATCGCTGCAGCCCTGACTAGCACAATGCTTGTATCGCCAGCAGCGCAGGCTAATGCTGGAACTGTCACGCTAACGGTGGCGGGATCTGCAGCAACAGGTGGAACAGTAGTTACGACTCCTGTATCACTACCAGTGCCAGCAGATAACAGTATCGATGCAGCAGATGCATTGAGAATTGCTGTAACAGGTGTAGACACTGGAACAACAGTAACAGCAGTTGCAACCAATGCAACAATCGTTCCTGCTTTGGCAACATCAGCAGCACCAGTAAACGCATCAAGCGGATCATCAACACTATCAATTGCTACAGGAACTGGAACAGCAGCAGACTTTTATGTATATACTAAAAGTACAGCAGTAGGAACAGTAGCAATTACTCGTGCTGGAACTACAACAGTTTACTATGTTCAGGGTTCAAACTCAGCAGCAACAGCAAACTCTATCACACTATCTGCACCAGCATCTGGAGCAGCAGGTACATCACAGGTACTTAAGGTGTCTGCATTTGACGTATTTGGTAATCCAAAGAGTGGTGTAACAATCAATACTCTAGTATCTTCAAATGGTGTTGCAACAGCAACAGCACTTACAACAGATACAGCAACAGCAACACTTGGAACAAAGGAGCAGACACTAACACTTCCTGCTTCAGGTTCAGTCGTTGTTACAGCATATGCAACAGTTGCATCAGCAGTAACAGGCCTTGCAGCACCAGTAGGTGCAGTTACAGCAACAATCACAGTTCGTGATCTAGCATCAGAACTAGCAGTTGCTAATGCAGCACTTGCAGCAGAACGTGCTGGTCGTGCAGCAGATAAGGCAGCAGCAGATAAGGCACTTGCAGATGCAATTGCTAAGGCAGCAACAGATTCAGCAACAGCAAAGGCTGCTGCAGATCTTGCAAAGGCTACCTATATCAGAGAGTATAACGCTCTTGCAAAGAAGTGGAATGCTAAGAATCCACGAGCAAAGGTTGCTTTGAAGAAGTAATCTATTCTAGCAATTAAGGGGGGTCAGTTAATTCTGGCCCCTCTTTTTGTTTTGATTTATTTTCTCATGATATAATTGGATTAGTAGTCATAACCGCAATGGCTATTAGGAGATAAAATTAAATCACTACTCATTAAAACTGGGATAGTGGGGGTGCTTATAGCAGTATGGATGATATTGTATCCAGCAGATACTGCCCATGCAGAAGAAACTATTTCTGCACAAATATCATATTCTGATTCATCAACTGCAATAATAAATAATACTATAACAATAGAGAGTGCAACAGCCAATATTGATGCAGCCCAGACTGCTATAAATCAGGCTGAAACTGCAACGGCAGTCATACAAACCCAAGCAACAGCCATTACAAGCCCTACAGAGACTATTACAGCCACTATCACACAGGCTCAGACCTCTATAGTACAGGCTCAAGCAGTAGTAGATAGTGCTACTGTTGCTGTGGCTCAGGTTGAATCCGCTACAGTTTTAGTTGCTGATGCTGAAGAAAATGTTGAAATTGCTCAGATTGCAGTGGACTCCCAAACAGTAGTAGTTGGAACAAATATAAGTTTAGTAGACTCTGCTACTGCAGTAGTAAATGCAAACACAACCCCTGGTTTGACAATGACTATATATCATAATCCAGGAACTGGTGCATCTCCTGCAATGGGTGGAAGTTTAGTTTACACTGGAGCAGACACAAATGGTATTAATGAACAATGGGGTGGAAGTGGTCCAACAGTCAATGGTGGAACAACAACAATTACTGAAACTTTTGCAGGTAATAGGCTAAATACTAATATTGGTATTACAGTAAACGGAACTCCTGTATCAACTTCAAATAATAATCAGGTATACATTGGATCAATCGGATTCCCTGGTCCTGGACAAGATCCCTCTCTAACACTTAGAGGTGCAACTGCAGACACTCTTATAACTATGCCAGCAAATACAACATCTGCAAGTTTCCAAGTCTTTGCTAAAAATGGTGATCATGATGCCGTAGTTACATATACAGATGGAACTACAAGTAACTTTAGCATTCAACATAATGTTAGCGAAACATACCCTAATTATGTGCATCAAGAAGTTATTACTGCCCCAGAAGGCAAAACTATTGCATCTATAAACATACCAGCAAACTGGGACTACTATGGAGTAGACAATGTATCTGCAACTAAGCAAGCAACTACAACAATTACAGAAGGATTTCAAGTTAAATGGGATGGTATCTGGACCCCACAAACTACTGGAACGCAATACATTACAGCACCTGCTGATGACGGAGTTCTTCTAAAGCTAGATGGTCAGACTGTAATCAATGACTGGTTTGATAAGGGTGGTGGGGGATCTACAGCAGATGTTGAAACAACTGCTGGCGTGGGAAAGACACTTGAGATGTGGTATTACGAAAATGGTGGAGGAGCAGCAGTATCATTACGTAGATATAATGGCTCAACTTGGGAAGTAATTCCAGCATCAGAGTTCTCAACATCATCTGCTACACCACAGCAAGTGGCAGCATTACAAGCAGCTACAACTGACCTTGCTGCCAGTACAGAAGTACTAACAACTGTTACAGCAGAAAAAGTGGTAGCTGAAACAAACCTAACAACCGCTCA